ACATCAACATCAAATGCCCCAACTGCTTTTAAAAGACCGTAGATATATGAAATTTTTTTGTCTAAATTAGCATCGCCAAAATTTATCCATGGACTGTGCCATATTGAGCCGTAAGATGAACCTAAATCATTATAAATATCTGGGTCGTGTTTTCCAGTAAATCCATTATATGAGCCAGAATATAGAAATTCACGGTTAGATATTTTTCTTATTCCGAATGAATTACATCTAAAACTTGCCATAAACCATTGCATTGTCTTGTAGTTGAGAATAAAAACAACATCGTGAGTTGTCCCAGCTCCTTTGGTTAATGCACAAAAATATAAATTCTTTTCTTTTATAATGCCTGATACTGCAAATTGCGTTCTGTTATGGTTAATTGTAAAATCTGCCTGCCCTGATGAAAAATATGGCTTTATGTCATCCCCAACAGAACTTACAGTGTCTCCAATCATTGTGTAAAAATTATCACGATACAGCCATATAAGCCGTGCAGGAAAAGTCCCCACTGCCGGTAAAACCTGCATGGAATGATGGGAAATGCACCCAATCCCGCCAGTTTCAATAGGATAATATTTGAAAGGTGGTGTGGTGCCAGTATGGTAACAACGAAACATTGAGCGGATTTTGCTGATTATAGCACTGTCTGACCCATGAACAATCCCGCCGGTAATCGGCATGTCATCACTTTCTGCACCTTTAAAATTTAAAAAATCATTAACAGTGTCCCACGAAGTGCGATCATTTATTCCCGACCAGTAAGCAAGTTTAGGTTGTGCTGCTGTATTAAGCGAAAATAACCTATTCTTTAAGGCAAAATTATGTTTACCCGCAGGCATGTTGGATACCGCCGCTGCATTTCCTGCCCCGCCATCATGTTCAATGGCTGCGTCTCTTTGTAAAGATGTCCCAATTAAGTTGTCCTGAAATTTACTAAAACACCATAAGTTGTCTTGGCTGTCGGTTATGCTTACTCCGCCTGTCCTGTCTTCCCATGTTCCGCTGTTATCTTTATAAAATTTATTCTCAGCAATGCAATAAAAATGCTGTGCTGTGTCTAAGTCTAATTCAAATATACCAGTTACTTCGTCATCTGACCCGATTGCTGCTGCATTATGTTTACTCCTGCCAAATAATTTAGAAATTGCTCCTTCGGGGTCAGAGAAACAATTCATAATATACGGCGATTGCCATTTTTTTGCAACAATGTCTAAACTATCAGCTGCATTCATCCCGCCAAAATTATTTAATATATGGGACATTTGAATGTTGCTCTTAGTCATTATAATCCCTTCTTGACCTGATACTACCAATAGATAAATAACTTGCTACCCTTACTCTTTTTGATGTGCCTGTACGATGCTGCTGGCGGGCATTTAACTTGCCTAAACTCCGGTATGCCAATCTTTCCCACCTTGTAATTCCCGCATCGTCTCCCTGTTCTGCACAAATCAGCATGTTTGTCCAGTAAATCAGTGCCTGATGATGTCCGCTTGGTATTTCGGGAATATCATCAGCAGCAGATAATTCGGTTACTTTTTTAATAAACTCTAAAGTAATATTGGTATATAAACTAACAAATGACGAAGAAGGCGGACAGTTAAGCTGTAACCGCCACGTGCCATCCATATAGGTTAATCTGGCATAGACAGGGTTCTCTGCGTCTGCGTCTTCATAAGTCTGAAACTCGCTGTCATCTAATATGGGTATTTCTTGACGGCTATTATCTGAACCACGATAATATAAAAAACAAGGTCTGTCTTCATCTATGGTGGCAGTTAAACCAGATAATAAATACGTCTGCTGTTCGCTGACTAACGTTATGTTTTCGCTGCGTTTAAGCCAGCTGTAATTCATAAAGTTGCAGATTTCACGTAAAGCATCGTTTACTTTCTGCATAATATAGTAAAGATGACCTGATGTAGTGTCTCCTGTAGTGTCCCCTGTATCTCTGCTGCACTGGGTATATATTTGAGCATACGTTTTAGCCATTATCTATATCCCTCGAATTCTATTACTGTGCTCACAGACGCACTCCTGATATAAATCTTTTTAACTGGAGTGTTTTCGGTTGTTCCTGCCCCGCTGTTTGAAATGTATGCCGATGGGTTATCTTCATACGCATAATCAAAAGCATTGTCTGTAGTCTCTCTGGCTTTAATTTTCCATGTTTTTATTTTATCATAACTGGTTAAATTAAAAGCCAGTTCCCATGTGTTAGCAGCAGTAATCGTATAGTTTAAAATTAAAGGTAACGTTGGCTGTGTTCTGGACATGGCTTACCCCTTTAAACTGGTTTTAATAACATCAATTACATTATTAAACCTTGCTATCATATCCTCAGCAATTACCTGCCTCTCACTAAGACGTTCTTGAGCTTTTTCATAATTTTTTTTGGCATTAATAGCTTCAGCTAAAGCCCTGTCTAAGTTTTTCCCTTTTTTTTCGTTTTCAATAACCTTGTCATCAACAAACTGTTGCTGTTTATTTAAGGCTGCTTCTAATTTATCAAACTCTTCCTGCTTTTCCTTTGTTGCTGCTGCTATTTGTTTGTTGATACGATCCAGCAATTTATCCTGATTTCCCGATAAATCTGTAATCTGAGCTTTTAGCGCTTCTACCTGAGCAATAAGGTTTTGTTTTCTTACTTCTAATTCATCTGTCTTTACTTGGATTTTCTCTAAACTGTTCTTTGCTTCATTGTATCTTTTTACCATGTCAATAGTTACATCATAGTTGCCTAAAGATTTTTCAGTTTTAGGTTTCATTTCACCATCCGTTTTCGTTATGCCCATTACTTAACCCTCCTTCTTTTTCCATAACGCTTAATATCATTTTTTGTCATTGCGTTCATTGATGGGACTACTTTAGGTAAATGCTCTGCAGTTTTAACAATTCTTATTGGTTTGTTTGGTTTTTTTCTTGCCGCCTCAATAGCCTCAGAGTCCGGACGCTCTACTCTCTTTGGAATAAGCTCGTCAGGCATTTTGTCTAATACCTCAAACTCCCAAATATTGCCAATTTTTAAGTTTTCTTTTAACACCATATACGCCAATTCATCAGAAACACAAACTATGTTTTTGGGAGCTTGATGAAAAAATACTTTGTTATGTCCTGCCCCGACTATTCGTGGATACCTTTGACCATTATATCTTATTAGCATATCAACTCCTTTTTTAAGTCATAAACCCTTGCCTCAAATAATGCCAATATTACAACAACCGCAGTAATTAATCTTGGTATATAAAGAAAATACTGCGAGAACATGGAAATTAAAATACAGCAAATTGAAAAAAATAATGCCTGTAAAAAAACGTCTTTTCGTTCTCTCCAAAATCTACATAATAAATTTGTTATAAATCCACCTGCCAAAATAATTGTCGCAATAATTCCCTGTTCGTAGCTTAAATGTAAATAATCATTCTGCGGAGTATCCCATATTTTTTGACTAATATCTTTTGTGAAAAATGGGCTTTGCCGGTTAAATGTATCTAATCCGTGCCCATAATAAGGGTTCACTAAAGCAATTCGCAGTGTCCTGTCCCAAATTTTTAATCTTCCTTCTGATTTAATTTTTAATGCTTCCATTGACATTTGTTGATGATTTTTTAATAATAACCACCCGCTAAGGTTTGGAAGAAATAATAACAATGCTAATGCTACCACAATCCCTGTAAGAATTATTTTTTTATATTTAAACCTCAATGTTGCCATAGTAAAAATAGATAAAATAAATACAATATCCGCGGTAAGGCATTTTGGGGCAAAAGTAATAAATAATATTATTGGCAGCCAGAGCCAATTAAAAAATAAAACAATCGGGGCAATTACCGCCATATATAATCCTAAATGATTTGAAAAAGCAAAAAACCCATAAATAGTCTGAATAAAAGTTGCCTGACTGTCTGGTGTAAATAATGGGTCGTATTTTAGTAATTGCATAATTACTAAAGGTAGATTTATTAACATTACATATATAAACCACTTGCATACACCAATAATATCATTGGTATAATTAGCAATTAAATAATATAATGTTATACCAAAAAATATATTAAAAAAAGGTAAAGGAATTTCCTGAGGATTATGTAGGCATACTAAAATTATATTCCAAATTAAAAATAATCCTACCCAGATATTTTTTACTCTTCTTATCGGTTTTACCATTAAACTAATTCCCAATAGTAGAGCTGTCCAAAATATAAAAAATAACATCTGAACAACCCTCTGCGAAACACCTGCAATATAAATCGTTGGGGAAATAATAATGAATATCTTTAAAGCCCAATCAAATATTTTTCCCATATTAATAATATGTTATAATTGCTTCGGCATTTACCGTTGTTACCATTATCCCTTCCGTTGCCTGTAAATATGGATTGTACATTACAAATTTGCTATCACTTACTAACCCATCATATAACTCAACCAATAGCTTGCTTTCATCAATCATCTGTCCCGTTTCTGACGGAGCAGATACTGCGTCAAATATTTCTACATATCCGCCAGCAGTCGTTGCCGTAACCGTAACTGTAAATATCTTACCCTCAGTTGACTTTACTGCGTAATTAGTTTGTCCAGCGTTTATCCAGCCCGACGTTCTTTGCCTTGTTAAATCACGGGAATCATACGCAGCAAAACATATTTGCGGAATTAACAATATTAACACTGCAAAAATAATTTTTTTCATACATCTCCTCTCTTAGAGGGGAAGGAACACATTGTCCCCGCCCCTCTATTTGTTTACTATCGATATTCCACAATTACATTATCACTCTGCGCTGTCGTTACATCTACGTATATACCATTTTGTATCCGTATTGGAGGATCAAACACCCAGCGGTTGCTTTCTCCAGCTGTCGCTTCGGCAAGCTCTACCACAATCGTAGAAACCGTGCCTGCTGTTGCTGTAGATGAATCTACAATGTCCACCCTTGCTGTTGCTGCTTCGTTATATAACGAAACCGCATATAAAAAACAAGGATATGCCACAACTACCTGATCTTTGTCTGTTCCCGCATACTTAACGTAATTAGGCTTACTGCCACTTTCTCTGGGATACAAATCCTCTGCAAAAGATGTCCCAGCAAAGAAAATAACAGCAAGAACAACTAAACATAATAGTTTCTTCATCTGTTATCTCCTTTTATGGTCTCTTTGAGTAGCATTCCATCACCAAATAGTTAGGATATGTCCCATCACTGGACTCAATCGCTGCATGCCCAAATAAAGTTTCAATTCCAATACCAGTGATAAATTGATAATCCTCACTTTCGGTAATCTGCTTTGGTTTTTGTCCCCAAACAAAAGCACAAATCTCTGCACCAAATCCAATTATTTTTGATATGTTCCTCTGCGTAATATAGGCACCAGAAGAATGAGCTGCCGCAGTTGTCCCATTGGCACCCCTGGAAGTAACTGTAAACGCATTGTAAGTCTTTGCACTGTAAGTTATTTCCTCAGTCCCGACCGTAATTGTCCCGCTGGAAGCGAAAAATTTGGTGTATTCCTTCTGTTGTCCCTCGTTTGAGTAAGCTGTTCCTACTGTGATAGTTGTCGTTACCGCTGTAATATCCGCAGACAATTTACATTCTGGCCTTAATGGCGTTCCCTGCACACAACCTGCACCCCTGATTCCAGTTAAGGTGTAAATTAAAACACCATTCCATTCTCCCATTGCTCCAGAGAATATCGGGTTTTTTTCACCCCTTAAATGCCCTTCACGGTTTGCCTGTAACCACGCCTGGTCTCCACGTAGATTGTAAGCGTCTACATCGGAAATCACAATCCCATAATGGTTTGTTTCTTCGCCATTGTTTCGGCTAACCGATAAAGGTAATGCACCTTGTGCATTTAATTCGAGGGCTATCTTATCAATCTGGGTCGTTGAAAAAGCATCGTTTTCGCTTATCGTTGCGGAACTAACTGCGTCGCCAGAATAAAGCGTGTTCGGGGTAACATCATCTAATAATGCCCCGAAGACTTTAGCATCTCTTTCTCTTGCCCACCATCTCGTAAGTCCTTGCCTTATCTGCACATTAGTATCAAAATTAACTTCCTTTTTTACTTTCTTCGTTATAGAAATCGCTTTCCTTAACCAATCTACAGTTAAGGTGAATTGCCCTAACGATAGCTTATCTTCACTTCCTCTTAGTGTGCTTTCACCAGTTACCCCAGGACCGTATAATTCTGACATTACCTGGATTCGTATGATATCCCCGGCCTGGTTGACAAAATCAGTACGTTCAATTATGGGTTTCTCGGACATTTCCGCTCCGAAAAATTTACCCCAAAATGATTTACGTGCTGAGTCAACCCTAAACCGGCGTTGCCATATTTCAGGTACCGCCTGATCCAAATCAGAGTTGGTATCGCTGTCCATTGCGTTCATAATAGTAACACTGGTCGCCGATTCGTCTTTTAATATTAAGAGGAAATAGTTTAAAAAACTAATTAACCATTTCGCCATTTATTTTTCTCCTTTTTTTTGTTTCCATAAATTTTTTTCAATTTCATCAAGTCTGCGTCTGCCTTCTTCAGTGCGGGATAATTCTGCCATCTTTTCTTCGGTTAATAATATTGTTGTCTTAACTGGTGATGTCTCCCCTTTCCCAATAATAAATTTAGCAGATTTATCTTCTTCCTTTTCAGACTTCTTAGTTTTCATCATGTCCTGTAATTTGGAAAAAGCACGTTTCGCAGCATAGTATTTCTGCCCTTGCTTGCCTTTAAATAGCGCTTTAAATTCATCATCATTATCCTCAATGTCCTTCATTAGTCTGTTGAAATCAGAGTCTTTCTTTAAGGCACCATGTTCGGCAAACTCTCTCATGATGGCTTGTTGCTCAGCCAGAACGTCAATAAAAGCATACATCTGGTTCATTAACGGGATAAAATGTCCTACCTGCTTTTGCAGCCTGTCCACCAGTGGCCATGAATTTTCATCTACATCGGTTTTTTTGATAAGTAATTCATTAAATGCTACCTTTTTAGATGTATCTTCAGGCTCTTCTTTCTTCGCAATAGTTTTAGGGACGATTAGTTCCACTTCCCCTTTGTCATTGACCTTTGCCTTGCCAGACTGGATCAGCTTTTCTAATTGCTGCGCCTTAGCATTGACTTTGTCAAATCTATCACGGGGTATGTATTTGGAACGGTTAGGTTTTTTACCGATGTCCTTATCATCGAGTTCGTCCTCTAATTCCTCATCTTCATATGCTATTTCCAATTCATCCTCGGCTGTCTCATCAATCAGTACTTTCAAAACATAACTAAACCACTTCTTTAACCACATAATATCCTCCAGTTTTATTTCCATGCCCCTGCGGCACGCGGGTTATTTTTGTGCTCTGTTGCTTCCCTCACCTCCTTAAGCGCTTTCATAATTCTTATTGCCTGTTGAGGCTTTTGTAATAGTCGGTCTATCTGGTTAATCCGCGCAATCATTCGTGTTCTTACTGTGTTGTCCGCCATAGCTGTTGAATTTTCATTTAATAATCCGTTAATTAACGCCCTGCGATCATTGTTTAAATCCTCTATAAAAATTATAAAGTCAGAATTACGCAATAACCTCTGCATTGCTAATCCCTTGTCTAAAATCTCTTGCCGCTTCTGGTCTGCGTTTTCATCTTTATTTTTGTCCATTATTACCGCCTAATTTTGAAATATCACTTATTACCCGCTCTTTTGCTTTGTTCTGAACTTTAAATCTTTGACTGTCTTGCTGCACACGCTGTTTTGCCCGTTGCTGCGCCTGTGCCTGCATCTGCTGCTGCTGAACCTCCTGAATGGCTTTTACTTGCAGATTTTTCATCGATTGAACCAACTGTTCAAAACTTGGCAGATTAACACCTTTAATACCTGCTGAGTCCAAAATGTTCTCAGTTAGCACTTTTAAATTCTCCGCGCTTTCAGGAGCAAACTGCGGGTCGAAAAATGGATTGCGTGTCTTTAAAAATACGTTGTATAATTCCATGTTCTTTGTGTATTTTACTTCTTGGTTAATATCGTTTGCCGTACCACGTGGTATGAAATTGTACTTTACCGATAAAGTGTTTTGTGAAATATCACGATAAGGATTTTCCGTCTCCTCGGTAACATAAAAAACTTTCTTTTCCATGCCGGAATCTTTTAACATCTTGGCAGTCATTAAAATATTGCCGCGGAAAAATTTTGCGTTTTCTAATTGGAGTAATGTTATCATCTGCGCAAACGATATGTTCCCCTCGCCAATTATTGCCAGTATCCCGCGTGCAGTCTTGTTAGAAGCAATATTGCTTTCCGCTCCTAAAGTATAATCGTTTACTCCAAATAATTTTTGTATCATTGATAATGTGAATTCTATTAACCATTTTGTGTATTCTTCACTGCGGTTGTTTTGTTGCAGACGTCCCAAAATAGCATTGCGGGGTGTTGGCCAAAATTCGTTTAATCCAATTTGGTAAAGGTCAGGGTCAAATGTGCTTTCTTCATCATAAAGTATCGGGGAGTGCATGTCTAAGGTGTTGCGGTCTACCGATTGGTTTACTAATGCATCAATAAGATTTCTTAAACTCCACGCAAATTGCGGTATGCCTATCCCGTGATGCTGATTAGGTAATGGCATAATCTGATCATGATAAATATGCCGCTCCCCCTTGTATGGGTTTTCTATCCACCCTAATAATACATCTTCTTCAGGAGCATAAAGAGCAATGATCTCACGTGGAGATTTGCCTTTGATAACCTCAAACTTTCCACGCCACTCAATTAGCATTATTCTTTTGTTAGGGTCGAAATCTGAGGTTGGCGAAGTTGAATCTTCAGGCCTGGCGTATTGTTTTAATTGGTCAACGTTTTCATACCCTCCTTCCGATGGCTTGCCTTCCCTGTCCTTTAACCAGTAAAATGGCTTCCAAAATCTATGCCCGATACCCGATAATTCTTGGATATCCCACTCTGGTTCATCAGGCGGAATAATTATATGCTTGCAGGGAATTATTACACAATCTGTCCCAAAATATTTTTTTTCTGATTTATATGTCACTACTTTTTGCTTTTCATGTATAATCCCAGTTGCAGGGTCTTGATTAATTGGCGTTTCTTCCATAACCTCTACCGGATACCCCTCGTTGTCTAATACCGGCTTCTTTGTTGCAGGATCTACTAATGTTAAGTATTCTTCCTCGTATTCGTAATCTTCATCATGTTCGATAATCTTGCGGTAACTATCCCCATCTAAACAAACATTCATTATGCTGTTGTAATATTTTCTCTGAAATTGCATTTCTTCGCTTAGTGAATACTCGTTGTATTCTTGGACTACCTTTGCATTGTTTCGATCGGAATTTCCACGTCCGGTAACATGACAAATAGGCGTGGTAAATATTGCCTTCATAAATCTGCCAACAATTGCACGAATGGTAATTGCTTCTATCGGCATCCCTATATCTGCACATCCCGCAAATGGTTGGTCTTTAGGCCGGACCCCTGCGTTATCTCCATATCCCTCTAACCCAGCAATCGAACGTGCCGCCATAAACCGCTTAGTCCACATATCTATTTTCTTAATCTTCCCGTCAGCTTCTTCAACCCAATTTTTTAATGTCCCAGAAAAATATGCCCTTAATCTGTCATTTACATCCTTGCGGTCTGTCTTCATACCGTCTCCTAAAATAAAAAAGGCGTAAACTATGTTCAATTGTTGAACATAATCTACGCCCTCAGCTTAACTGGTGGTGCGTTAGGTTATTTTTTTAAAATACCCTATTTGTTTGGATTACTTTTTATCATCTTTGCCACTCCACAAATACCTTGTTGTTTCTTTCTACCTATACTTTTCTTTCTGCACGCGCCTTTGCCTTTTCTAAATATGGTATAGGTATATCGATTTTTAATTCCTTCTTTGATTTTTATATAATCAGATATAATTATTCTCGGATCATTATAAAAAAAAGACTCTCTTCTATCATCTTCCTCTGCTTTCTTTTGCCACGC